GTGGCCGGCACACAAATCCTACACGCCCACGGACACCAATGGCGCAACAACCAACACTACGAATGGTGGCGCGGCCAAGAATTCCACAACGGCACCACATCCCATATACTCATGGCAGGGCACCGGCACCACCTAGAAATCTCCGAGCAAGGACAACGCACCTTCATCCAATGCCCATCCATGGAAGGCGAATCCACATGGTATAGGCATCGCACAGGCACCACCGGCAACCCCGGACTCGTGTGCTACACTATCAACAACAAAACACCAAACAACTACCAGATAGCCAGGTAATAGTGCCATGAGCAGACGACCAACAAAAGCAGACCTGGCCACCACCGCATCGTGGGTGTGGGCCACAGACCACCATCTTCGCACACTCAACCGGGCATGCACCAAAACAGCCGGACACTACCCCGCAATCAGTGCAGACGACCTCTACCAAGACTCTCTACTATATATTGCGGTGCGGGAACAATACCACAACCTAGACAACAAACACTACACCAAAATGTGTTACAGGGTAGCCAAACGGCTAGCCAACAAAACCATACAACACCTAGACCAGCCGAAACCTTTATCCGATATTATTCATCTAGCCGACAACCAAACCAGCAACTAACAAAAAGGGAGAACACACCATGGTTAAAACCACCATCGACGACGGAACTCAAACCACCGTTCTACAAACAGTAGGCTCCACCACCACCGCCATCATCACCGACACCGAAAACCCCGAAACCATCACCGCCAAATACACCATCAGCAAAGACGGCACAGCCACCTACAGCATCAGCGGAAACACCTATTTGGGAGACCACCAACACATTATCAAACTCATGTACGACTACTGCCACTGCGTCGGACGATTCGACACCAGCAACACCAACAACCTCGACAACATGTTCAGGGGGTGACCAAGTGAACCGAACCTACACCACAGCCGACATTATCCAAGCCGCACAATGGATCTGGAACGGCGGACCATGGAAACCGAGCGTCGAACCAGGCATGCCACCCCCACCAACCGCCCCCCAGCATCACGGCAACAACATCGTCACCATGATCGATCTACAGCTAGCCATCGACGACTACACACTCACCTGTGAACCATCCAAACAGCGAAAACATTTAGCTAGGTTGGCAGCATTCCGGGAAGTATACGGATACGACCAAACCTACGCCACAGCCGCCCAGAGACTCGGAGTGACAAGGCAGACTGTGAAACAGTGGGCAGACCAAACACTGATGACGTTAACCGAGTACGCAAACAGCACATACTACATGCCAGACGATAACGAAGGAATGGCATAAAAACCATGGACAACACACACAACATCACCTACACCACCCTCAACACAGCGATACACCGTATCGTCCAACAACAGCCCACCAACATGCAACAACTACAAAACATTGTTGACAGTGTCGAAAACCAGTACGGTGTACCCATCTCCCTCGACAACGTGAACCTTACCGTCAACAATGTCAGCCTCGACGATCTCGCTATCGACCAAGACACGCTAGACGAGTGCAGCGAAATCCTATGGTTCTGCGACAGTGCAGGACACCCCACAAACAACAGCAACACCCGCGGCAACAGCGAGAACCAGAGCCCCTATGCAAGCCAGGAAGCACTAGACTGGCTCGCCGGAATCGCATACCAGGCCAAACTATTACAGGCGGCAGCCGACGAGATCATGTGGGCTATCATCCGCCACCGCGACAACCACAAAAACGTTATCGGCCGGAACGTTCTCGACCAGGCCAGCGAAACGATCTCTACCTGCCTCCACCTGTATCAGATGCTCGAAGACACCATCGACAGCAACGAATCATAGCCACACCGCATAAACAAAAATAGTGCCCCAGCGGCAACCACCACACGATCGTGGCAGCACCGCTGGGGCACACATCTATACTCACTTATGCAACAGTAGACTCTACCGTGCCAACCTCCGACTCGGCAGCGTGTTTCGGCACATAGCCTACACCAAGATCCGCATCGTCTACAGGCTCGATCATGCCAGGATCCGACACATCCACCGAGTGCGGCTCAACCATTCCGGGATCATCCGGTGGAACCAAACCCGCATCCACAACCGTAGTTTTAGGTTTACCGGCCACAAACGCTGGGCTACCAAACGAGGTAGCCACCGACAGGACAGCAGCAACCGTTGCTGTTATCAGGGCAGACTCCCACGGCAAACCGCGAAACGACTCCGCAGTATAAGTGACACCCGCAGTAACCCCAAGCACAGCCACAAACGTTTGAATAAAAGTTTTCAGGGCACGCTCAAACAAGCCCAACCAAAACTGTTTACCCATCACACATCACCATCACTTTTTTAAATCGTTGACAGCAGACTCGAGCCTACTGATGCGGCTACGACACTCCAGCACGTAATACCAGACACTCCACAAAGCGTCTTTGGTGCGCCACAGCTTCCCCGTCACCGGATTCTTCACCCACGACAACGCCTCGACACGCTTACGCAAGTCACCATTCTGAACCTGAACCACACCAACATCATGGTGCAGCTTATTCACCGAACCAGTAAGCTGAGCAGACAATTGTTTAATCTGATCATGCAAGGCTTTCACATCAGCCACAGTTAACTCCTCATTATCCCCACTGCCGCCGTTGACGACGGCCATAAATTTGTCCCACGGAAACCACGGCCCAGGATCGTCATGATCCGACTGATGCCACGCATCCGTAACATCCACATGCCCGCAAACACCACGTTTACCGGCCTTCAAATCGGCAGCCGACAGTTTCCTTTTCGGAACACCATGCTTGTCACACAACTGCCGGCACAGCACCGCGGCACGCTCCACGGCAGGCCACACGCGAGGATCAAGCCACTGCTCCCGAGTGTAAGCATGCCCCGGTATCCGAAACGAGGCGTGCGAACCCCCATCAGCGCAAATCTCTATACCCAAACTATGCGGATTCGGCGGGGCATGCCAGCCAATAGTTCCTTCTGACAGGCACTGCACCGTCTCCCCAATATCGCAAACATAATGCGCCGAACCACCAGACGATGGGGAAGCGAAATAGTTTGCCGTGGACACCGCCCGCCCTTTACGTGAGGCGGACGGAAACCCCACATCCGGGCACGTCGCATGAATCACAACACGGTTCACCGGACTATTCGAGCCAGCAGAATGGTGCGCCGCAGGAATGTATCTCACAACACGCCACCCCCAAACACGACCAACATTAGTAACACCCTTCCCTTTTCTTGTTCTATTTGCGGGATGATACGGTAACCACAGGTGATGGTTTCACATCCTGGCAGGCCGCAGAACCCGCTATGGTAGAGGCCGTACCGTCACTATATTTCACAACCAGGCGGCCCCCGGAACAGTACACCGATATCACCGAACGCCCATCACGGCCATCAGCGCCATCCTTACCGTCTTTACCGTCGGATCCGTTCACACCTGCGGGGCCACGCTCACCACGCTCCCCCTGTGCGCCTTGCGGGCCGGCAGGACCCGAAGGGCCCACCTCGCCGCGCTCACCGGCCGAACCATCACGACCATCCTTGCCATCAGCGCCGTTCACACCGTCCACGCCTGCACGGCCCGAAACACCATCACGGCCATCCGAACCGTTAGCGCCGGGCAGCCCGTCAGGACCCTTCACACCATTCAAACCCGGGGAACCCTGCGGACCAACAGGGCCAACCAGCCCAGCAGGACCATTGCTACCATCCCGGCCATCAACACCAGCGGGGCCTTGCGGGCCGCGCTCACCAGCCGGGCCAGGAACACCCTGCACGCTACGCTCAACACGCTGAGCATCCACACACAAGCCAGACTGGTGAAGCCGCGCAGACTCCACGCCACCCTGGGTACACACCTGCTTCACACGGCTGGCTAAACCTTTAGCGGCTGTACCATTAGACTGGGCTTTAGCCTGCTCCGAATCCCGCTCAGAGGATACAGCCCCGAAACGCAAAGCACCCCCGGCAACCACCGCCAACAACACAAGCGACAAAAACAGCAACACCAGTGAAGCCTTCTCAAAATTGCGGCGCTGCCGCTTCTCCTCCTCCAACTCCCTCAACCCTACTCACCTCCACCATCAACAGTATCCTTCAAAAACTCGGGCAAATCAGGAAGATGCATCGGCTCCACATCATCAGGAAGCCCGGCGTTAAACCTTCGCACCTCGCGCCGCACACCCCACGTATACTCTTCCATCGCATCCACCTGCGCAGACAGCCTGCGTAAACGCTTCCTAGACCGGGATGTGACCGCCTGAACAGAACCCAAAACCGTGGCCAACGCGGTACAAATAGAGGCCACCAGTGCAGGAGTAAACCACGACACCACAGCCCCCCAACATCACACCATCCGCCACAACACCTGTACAGTCACACGCCGACAGCAATCCAGTTAGCTACCGCAGGCACACCATTCGGTTTAGACCCGTCATTCGTGATAAACGCTAAACCAAAATCCTTGGCAGTAATATTGTAGGCTTTCACATCAATCTGGGTCGTGCCCCCAGCCGCCGTAGCCATAGACGCCACCACGATAGGCGGGCTACTAAACGGCCGGGCAAACGGGATCGTGTAAGCATACACAGCAGACCCGCCAAACTGGATCTGCTTAGAACCCGTCTCAATCCTCGGAGACAGGAGCATCCACTCGTTAGCATGGTTAGCCCACACAGCACCAGAAGGAACCATCACACGGTCACCCTCCACAGGGGTAGGATCACACGCAGCAGACTCCCCAAACGCCACACGGGCCGCTATAGCACGCCTGTCAAGCTGCTGCTGCAACCCGTTAGACGACACCACCAAAGTCGCCAACAGTTGCTGATGGAACACGCCAGGCTCAGCACGCAACACGTCACGGGCACGCTCCGCACGCCCACCGGGAACAATCTCCAACTTGGCCGTATTCTGCTCCCAATCCCGCGACAGGACAACATAGTCGTAGCGGGTCTCACCCGGGCCCGGAAGCTGCCCCGTCACCGTCTCAACACTATTCGACGTGCACATCACCCCGTGAGCCCAAGCCTGCCCCGGCAAAACACTACACAACACCGTGGAACCCTGAACAGTAGTGCCGACACGAAAATCATCCGGCCCTTTCACGGACGGCATATTACCCATCAGACCAGACATTTGAGCCCAATCATACTCGGTCAACACACCATCAAACCCTTTACACACAATACCCACAACAAACCCCTAACAATTAGAATTTTTGCAAATCCCGCACACCCGCAGCCAAACCGGCAACACGGCGAGCCAACAGGGCCGACGGATTATCCTCATAATCACCGGCAATAGGAGTCACCTTCGTCCAACCATCACCCGGCGAATCACACTCCACATCAATCTGACGCACAATCTCCGCAATAGGCCCCGAGCCCACATCCACATAAATCAAATCCCCGGGCATCAGATTGCCTGGCCCAAACCGCAACACATCCGACTCAGCCAACTCGATCTTAAACCCCGACGTGGCCCCTAACTCAGACAGCACCTGCTCAGCCTCATCGATGAGATGCACATGTTCAGAATCCGTGTTACGGGCATCCTTAAACACCTCGACACGATCAAACCAATCCCCCTCGGCCATCGAATCAACATCCTCACAAAACAGCCGATCTTTGCCCTCGCCGCGGCCACCAACCACCACCGAAGTAGCCTTAGGGGCATCCCTCACATACTCCCACGACACAATCGAACCAGACTCGGCAGTCAACACATGCTTCCGGGTCACAGCAGGCACACAATCAAACAGCAAACCCCGCTGATCAAACTGCGCATTCTCAAACTGGTTCACCGTGACAGTCATCCGAGCCCACGACAACACCGGCAACAACTTGTCTGCAAACACGTGAAACCGCACCTGAAAATCCTTAATATAGCGGCCACGACTCTCATCATCGTTCATAAACAAACCAGGCGGAAAACGCCAAGCATTATCCCCCAACACCTGCTTAGCCACCGACTCAGCCGCACCCGAATAGTGGGCATAATCCCTGTCGGCACGCCACTCCATACCAACCAAACCAGGACGATAATTCACAGGCCACATCAACATACGCCACAACAGACGAATATCATCCTCACACGTGATAGTCACCCGCGAAGAACGCCACGGACCCACACCATGAACCTTACGCACAGGCCCAGAAAAAATCTGGCCACCACCATAATCAACAACCAGCCGTGCACCCGGCCTCGTCAACCCGTCAAGCCTGGAATGATCACCCGACACCACCAACTCCAGCGTAGACAAACCATTCCACTTCAACGACAACTTCAACGACTCAAAAAAATTGATAGGCGCCACACGACGATAATCCGGCGTAAACAACGTTACATTCGGGACAAGACCAGCCATCAACTATTCACCAAGCCCTCAAAAACCTGTACTGCACCGACACAACAATGGCACCCAAACCAACCATCTCAATATTCACACTCTTAGAACCGCCAGGAGGAATCGGGGCAAACTCCCACTCCTTCAAACGATCCATCACATCCTCAAACCCGTTCAACAATGCAGACTGCTGGCGAGGATCCGTATCAATAGTGATCCAATCATACTCCTCGACAGGATAGTCCGAAGACACACGCAAACCATCAATCTGCACAGACCACGACTCCAAAGGCCCCTCAACACGAATCACAGGCCACGCCGGAACATCACCCTTATTAGACAGGTTATCCCAGCCCGAGCCCACACCAGGCGTCAACACCACAGGAAACGCAGTACCATCCTTGCCGACAGGGCCGCCACCCAACCAATCCTGCAACTTAGCGTTACTAAAACGAAACTTTTGCTCCTCCCCATACCAAAACGGGTCATAAGCTGTCAAATGAAGCACATAGCGCGCATAGCCGCGATTCACCGGATCAACCGTAAACGTGTCATCCGCCGAATCAAACCGGCATTTTAGCACACGCTCACGACCGGCAGGAGTCTTCACAGACAACTCCCCCTCCTCGCCAGGAGGAAACGCAGACCACAACGCGTCATACGCCTTCAAAAAACCGTCACGAAACCCGCCCACCGGATCCGGGTCAACACCCGACACCAAAACCGGCAGCGTCACCTCGCGAGGCTTCACATTAAACCCGCGCCACTCCGAGCCGTGCACCCCAACATGAGTTTGAGAAAAATGCTCCACCTCAGGAACACCCAAACCGCGCAACGAATCATTCAACAACATGACCGGAGACGCACCCGTATAATCCGTCAAATGAAGCACACGCTCCCCACCAAACAGCGGATCCATAAACCATGTCACAGTCAAACCCGAACGATCAGACGGGTCGGGAATAAACATGCACAACACCCCCAATCACACGTAAGCCAACGCATTCAAAGCGTCACGCTGCTGCCGCTCAATCCGCTTCGCAAACTCGTTAGGATCACCATAAGTAGGCCCATTCACATTCACCACAACACTCTTATCATTCATACGCTGATACCTGCCATACGGGGTAAACGAGCCCACAGACGATCGCACACCAAACCGGGCATCAACCGCATCAGGAAGCCGACCAGCCACACCCGACATCGCATCCAACGCCAAACCAGCATTACCAGTAATACCCTCAGCCAAACCGGCAACAACCTGACGGCCAACCTGGTCACGAAACACCCTAGACGGGGAATGAATACCCAACACCGATTTCGCCGCATTAGCAACCTGAGAACCCATATTACGCACCGTATCCAACAGGCCACTCATAGCATTCCGGATACCATTACCCAAACCAGACACCACATCACGGCCAGCAGACACCAACAGGGACCCCATATTACCAAGCGCACGTCGAATATTACCGGGCAGATTCCGGAAAAAACCCAGCACACCATGCACACCACTAGACACAGCCGAACCCATAGCATGCATAGCACTAGAAGCCGCACTCCGGGCACCATTAAAACCGCGCACAGCACCACTACGAACCCTAGACGCCATCGAACTGAAAAACCCGCCAACAGCAGACGCCACCGAAGACACAACACTCCGGATAGCATTCATCGCAGAAGAAACAGCACCACGAGCCGCGTTAAAACCAGACCTCACATGAGAAGCAACCGAAGAACCAAGCCGGGCAAAAAACCCCACAACCGCGTTCACACCGCCAGAAACAATCGACTTGAAACCGTTAATAAACGCAGACGTAAACGCTCTAATATGATTCCAGCCAGCCTGAATAACCGAACCCATACGCGCCAAACCAGACACAAAATGGGCCACAACCCACCCGATAACACGGGCAACAGCAGCAATAACACGGGCAACAGCCGACACGACAGCACCAACAATACGGGCAACAAACCCGATCACAGCTGTCACAATCGGCATCACAACCGGAATAATGCGGGCCACCACCTGCAGCACAACCGAAACAACCTGCACCACCACACGCATAATCGACATGATGACTGGTATCAACGACCGGATCAGACCGATGATAGGCGGCAGAACAGACATGACCGCACCCAAAATCTGTTGAATCACAGGCATCAAAACAGGCACCAACTGCATGATCACGCCAACAACCTGCCGTATCACAGCCACAACAGCCTGCAACACCGGCATCAACGCCGGCAACAACATGGCAGCAACCTGCGTCACCGCACCAATAATCTGCGTGATCACAGGAACCAGTCGAGCAACCAGCATACTAATCACAGGCACAAGCTGCGCAGCCAAACCGGCAACCAAACCAATAATCTGGCCGAACACTGGCGCCAACTGTGCCACCAAACCAGCCACCAAACCAAACAGCGGCTGAATAGCGGCCATAATCTGCCCCAAAGCCTGGCCAACAACCCCGACAAGCTGCATAACAGCGGCACGGAACTGGGCGTTAGTGGCAAACATGGCAGCAAACAAGCCGATCACAATCCCGACGGGGCCACCCAGGGCGCGAAACACGCCGCCAAGCCCCCCAGCGGCACCCCTCAAAGCACCAAACGACGGCAACAGATTCTTCAACGACACAGCCAACGGGGCAAACCCCGCAACAAGCTTCCCAACACCCGCAGCAACAATACCAAACACTGCGGTGCCGCCAGCAAACATGGCACCCAAATTCACTTTAGGGACAGGCAAATGCATTCTCGCAAAAATGCCCTTCAACTGCTCCACCTTGGCGCGCATCTGTGCATTCATTCGAGTGATCATAGCCGGCATACGATTAATCCACGCCAAAATAGACGGCATCATCCGCTGAATCCCCTGATCCACCGACGCAAACAAAGGCTTCACAGACTCCGTGATAGACTTGATAACCGGATTCAACGCAACAAAAATCTGCCGCAGGCCGTTAAGAAACGGCGCCATAGCCGTAGCACCCAGATAGCCTAAAGCGCCCTTAACATTCTTCATAGCGCCCTCAAACGTCTTACCAGACGCCTGCGCAGCACCACCCATACCAAGCTTCATCGCAGCCGCAAACGTGGCAAAATCAATCTGCCCCTTCGACACCATCTGCGACACCTCAGCCGACGTTTTACCCGTCTGCCTGGCAAGCAAAGACAGTACAGGAACACCCGCCATCGTAAGCTGCAACATGTCATCGCCCTGCAACTTACCGCGAGCCATCACAGACGTAAAAATAGCGCCCGTATCCTGAAACGACTTACCAGAAATATAAGACACATCGGCGACAGTCTTCAACACGTCAGTCATCTGCCCGCCAGACTTCACACCAGAAGCAGACAACGCCGCCGCAGTAGAAGCCGCATCACCCAACGCATACGACGTACCAGTCACAGCCTCAATAGCCGAATTCATAATCGAAGACGTGTCAGACGACGTGTGACCCAAACCAGTCAGTTTAGCCTGAGCCTCATCGATAGCCATAGCGCGAGCAATACCGCCACCAATAGTCACATCATAGATAGACTTGAGGCCCTTCTTAGCAACATTGATGGCACCCACCATTGCGGCACCACCAAGCGCCAACTTCATGCCCTTAGCAAACAAGCTACCCGAACGCTGACCCTCCGCAGGCATCACCCCAGAAAGCTGTTTACCAACATCCGCCTTCAAACCCGGCATCTTCGTATACAACGACACATATGCGGAAGCAATCTCACCAGACATACACTATTCACCCCATAATATTAATCTCGCGAGACACCCCGCCACCGGCACGAACACGCGCCAAAATATCGTCCACCTGCCCAGACGTAAACCGGGCCCTACGCTCATCCGTAGGCCTCGCCACAGGCTCCGGCTGCCCCTCACTATTAGCAGACCTGTAATGATCCAGCATGTCCAACACAGCCCACTCGCACCACTCAAACGGGCGCTGCCAACCATTAAGGTGGGCCGCCAACTGGCTAGACGTGTCAGTACACAACACGCCAGCCAGCCGGACAGCCTCACCCCAACACATCTGCGGGCCACCAACACTATAAACCGAGCAACCGAACCGGGTCCTCCAATCGTATTCGATGGCCCCACGATAATCATCAATCAGGCCGTGGAGCCAAACTATTCCCCCAGGGAGGCTGCTTTCTGGTCGGGCTTGTATTCCATCCACTGACGGAAAATCTCGGCAACACGAACCATAGGAAGCCCCTCCAAAGCCTCCACTGCGTCAGCCGGGGAGGCAGCCTCTAACATAGAAAACATCACCTCAACCTGGGCGAAATCCGCAGACTCCCCCGACTGGGCAATCTTAGCTGCACGGCGAAACACGCGGGCAGGCACAGCTTGAGCCGTCTCCTCCGCATCCGCCAACACCCAACTACGGTCACCGATCTTTAATGTGTAACCAGTGTCACTCATCTATCAACAATCCCTCAAACTATGTGTATCAGTTATTAGACGGCGGATTCGGATCCGGCTCAGGCTTCGGAGGATTCGGGGCCGGAGGAGGAGTCGGGGGAGTATCAGCTTTTAAAGCCGTCATCCACCCACGACCAGACACCGCATCACCCTTCTTATTAATCTGGGCAGGATACGCCTTCAACGTCACACCATACCCGTACACCTCGCCATTCTTGCCCTTAATCTCGTCACGATCAATCAACTCGACCTCAGGGAAATAGTAGCGAATAACCTGATCGCCATCAATAATATCCATCAACAAGGCGTGAACACCCGTCGTGGCACCAGGAGAAATATCGAACGAACCCGCATCAGCTCCGGCAGTAACCTTCGACTGCCAAAACAGTTCGATAACCTCCTTCTTAGACTCGATCAGCTGGAAAGAAATCTCGATAGACGACTCGGTGGCAACAGTGCGAACAACATCCGCATTCTGCCAAGCCTTCAAATCATCCGTTTTACGCTCAGGCTTAATCTTAAACCCGTCATCAGACAGGTACCCTAAAGCGATAAGACCGGAAGGAACCGTCTTCACACCATCAATAGTATCACCCGCGTGCGCGTCACCAATATAAACGTCGCCAGTAACCGCTGAACGAACATTAGACGCTTTACGTGTTGCAGCCATCACAACCCCCATTAAATATCAAACAATTACATTAAAACAAAAACAATAAGCTTATTCAGACTCCGCAGGCCTACATATCAGCTCGAACAGCGAATACACATCAAAACGTGCACCATCAACCAGCAAATCAGGACCAGTAGACCGTTTACAGTACACCACAGGGTCACCGTCCACCCCGTCAGCCAGCACAGCCTCGACACGACGCGCCAACGACATAGCACGATCCGGCGTATCAGAAAACACATTCACCCGCAAAAAAACACGCTCACGAACATGCAACTGCGGGCCACCATCCAACGCCAACCAGATCAGATCACCCGTAAAATCGTCAGGCACCGTCCCCACACAGGGTATATCAGACAGCCAGCCATCATCCTTGAGCACGCGTTTCGCCCACTTCCTGGGATCATCGTAGATGATCACGACGCCGCCCCTATCGACCTCGCCAACGTGCCATGCTTCGCCTCAATACGCTTCCCACCCTTATATGTGGTGCCTATACGAGCGACAGCCTCGACACGGTGAACCTGCACCTCCGATGATAATCCGCCACGATATTGGGCCTTATCGAAAGCGTTACCGCCCACATTCGCCGAGGCCGCACGCTTGACACGCTCGCCACGCTCAGCCAACATAGCCTGCACCCCAGAAGACTTCAACACCTCACGAATACCCGGCAAGTTCAGCTTCACATTCACATCCTGAGCCACTACCCATCAGCCCTTCTTACGCTTCACATTGATCTGCGTACCAGCATCCCAACCGGACATCGGATGATGCCACACGATAGGAGACCCGTCAGCCTCCCACACAACACCCCGAATACGCCACCGGCAACGATAACCGGCACCCACAACAGACTGCTTGAAAAGCATCGACCAATGCTCATAGTCAGAGTCACGGCCGGCAGCCTCATCCTCCTGCGAAACGGAAGCATAGATGGCCACGTTATGAAACACAGTCTCGACAGGCTTAGACCAATCTTCCACCTTGTCGCCAAGATCATCGACACGAACAGTCGGCTGAAGCATCACAACCGTTTCACCATAAGGAAAACTGGTCATATCATATCTCCCACAAAGGGCCAGCGTAGCCGTTAATATCAGATCCGCACGAGCAACCCTCACCCCACACCGTGGAACACACCTCAGAATGCACATATCGACCATTAATAGTGGGAGTGATAGTGAACGCTTTACCAGCCCCACCATCACCCTCACACAACTTCTTCAACGCGGCAATCTCAGAAGGCCACAACAAATTCGTGGGAGTATTAGACCGTGTAGTCTGAGCGAAAGGACCCGCAGACT